GTCTTAGAACATCGCACGTTGTGGTTCCGTCTCCGGTCCAAACTTCAGGCGAATAATGCCTGGCTAAGAATTTGATACCGGAAGACCCGCGGGAGATGGGTTCAACAGTCAATTCCTGACCGATACTCTTAGCTGCCTGAACATAGATAGCGGCATCTATGTCAGGAGTGAGTCCATCATCTCCTCCGTAAATCCCGAGGCGATCATACGCCTCATCAGCTTCTACCTCTAAGCCATCGCGTTTCGACATCCTAAAAGCCAAGAAAGCAACAAATGCATTAACAGTGGTGTTTAGGATGGAAGTTTCTGGTGAACCAGACGCACGTGAAAATTTAGTATCATACTTAGTATCAAGTGCGGCATAGGCTTTTAAATTATGCTGGCTACTATGGAGCTCAAGGAGCTGAGCGTGGTAACTCGTGTCAAAGGCACGGAGTAATAAAATGCGCTCAAAGTCTCGCATGAGGTTAGAACCATGGCCATCAAACTTGCTAAAATCGGTATTAGCAGCGCTTGTGGCGTCAGCCAAGATAGAAGTGACACGGTGTGCAATCTCAATAGGTGGTTTGGAGAATGCATACCATGGTTGACTCTTTAACACCTTTTCAAAAGCATACATAAACCGACTATATTCCAACTTGTCAATAGGATCGACAATTGAGATGGGACGTGGTGGTTTAATATTAAGGTATGCTTCTGATTTCATGAACATTTTAATTATGCGGCGCGGTAACATGCCCAGCGCGCGCTCAAAAGTAGAACGTTGTGTAGGACGGTTCTGCCGTCTATACACTTCTTCATGATCAGTGGGTATGAGTCGATGTGGAGTTGGGATCAGCTGTTCAGCAAATTCTTGCATCGCTTTGGCCATAAGCTTGGTCAACCGCAATTCAGGTGGTTGAACATCCAAGATACGGCTAGTGACGCATTGTTCCTCATTAGCTACTGTACGTGCAGGTGCAAATGCCCCGTGAACAAGAGGGGTCATGAAGGGTTGCAAGGTGCACTTAGCGGTAGGTTCATAAGTTGAGGGTTTATATTGATAAACGCGAACAGCTTGTTGTACGGGACAAACGACATCCGGTTTTACTTGCGTTCTTTCCCGATGGTACTCAAGGAGCGGTAAAGCTGCTGAGCGATCAGGGACAAACGTAGTAACCTGAGGTAGAGCTAATGCATAGTGACATGTTCGTGCAACAGTGGCAATTAGATCATCAACCTGAACAGGTATTAACGCGGATGCGTAAGTATTAGGGCGGCCGGTCGACACCTCCAATCCAGCGGCGGATGAAGACATCAATCGGGTGTAAGCGCCGAACACTACTTTCAACCGTGAGAGTGTTCGACCGGTGATGGTGCGACAATATAATATTGCGCCTAACCACGACCACGAGCCAATTGGAGTGAGCATAATAAGCTCATGGTCAGGGGCGGTAGCCTTACGGTCAACGTAATAAGCAGCAACTTTAGTGGGGAACCCCCAAGAGTGCTCATACGTGACGAAATGATCGGTTGAATAATTCCAAACACGATGCTGGTACCGACTGCCACCAGTAATATTGTACACTAGTTCATCATCCTC